AGCCAACACTGACAGCGCGGCGCGAGTGAATTCGTCGCATTCTTCCGTGACAACGCAGGCGCGGGTGACCTGTTCGTTTAGGATATGAGAGGCAGAAGCCTCATCAGCCTGCCGCCTGATAACAGAGTTTCCGCGATGTTCGTGTGCGGCGCCCATGTTCGTTCTCCATGTTGTTAGCTCAGGCTTTCACCGTTCCTGCTGCCCTTCGAGAGAGCAGCAGGCCGAGGGGAAGTCACTGTTTCTTGAGCCACTCGCAGAATTCGATAACCTTGTCGCTGTGAAGCCAGTGGCCGGTCTGAGGATTGGCGATCCAGATGTCTCCTGCGTCATCGATTTCAGCTTCCTGGCAGTTAGCCCAGGTCTTAATTGCTTCGATGGTGTCTTCATGGTCATTGTTGCAAATCAGTTTATGAGCTTCCTGTACGTTCATTTCCGTTCTCCGTGTATTGTCTATCTTAGAATGAGATATCGACGCCAACCGCCTTAAGGGCCTTCCCGATTGCAGCGCCTAGAATGGCTGCCGTTACGGGGAGAATCACGCAGGCGATAATTACCGGGTCAAACATTTGATTCTCCGTTAGGTTAGAATCCGCCGAATGCGTCCGTGACGGCTCGGCATTCAGCCGTAGACGTTCTGTACATTCTGCATGGTGTTCTCCATTTTCTCTCTGCCTTCCATCACTACCGCCCTTTGAGAACGGTAGGAATTGAGGACAGTCACTTGACGCCTGCAATACAGCCTTCCGCTTCGTTTATCAGGTCGCTGAAAACCAACGGTCCTCTTGCATATCCGCCTTGTACGCGCTCGACGTAGCGAGCCAATGCCCGGCGTTGAATACTGATGCGATTGGCGGCCGGAATGTGGCGTGCGTTTTGGTTCATGTAGCGGCAGTAATCAGACCAGTACATTTGGCTCTCCGTTAGGTTGGCGTCTCGTTCTGTGATTACGAATGTAGCCCAAGATTGACCCAGGGTCAAGCACTATTTCGAGGAAAAATCAGAATAGCGTGATTTTTTTTGAAGCAGGCTTGACTTAGGGACAAAATAGCCACATAATCCGTCCATGAAAACGAGAACCGGACGAGAGATTAAAGAGGCAAGGCAGGCTTTACGCCTAAAATCGACTGAGTTGGCTGCCATATGCTCAATTCGGCCAGAAACACTGAGCCGGATCGAGAATGGCAAGGACTGCGTTCCCGGCTATGTCGATTTGATTGTCGCTTTCATGGAGAGAAACGAAGAAGCTGTCCGTTTCGCAATGGGGCGGAGGGGGCTGTGACGAACAACCACCCGTCCACACTCTCAATCGACGATCTGGAAACGTTTCCAGTTGTCGAGCCTATTTCAGCAGTTTCAGGCGTTGTGACTGGCGACTTCAGCGCCACTCTGTACCTAGAACCATGGATGCAGAGTTTCCGCGTTGCAGCAGACGAAACGCTTAAATTCGACGGATACGAACTGCCTTGGCCGGCATCGTTCAATGCCAAAGAGAAATCCTCTACGCCTGGATGGCACATGGTTAGTTGGACAAGCCCGCTCGCTCTCTGGCGCGTCCAGGATGGCGAACCGCGCATCAAGACTGGCGCTGCTGGGAGGTGCTTCGTTTACATCGCTTCAAAAAGTGCACAGACTGATGAGAATGTCACGGTGTGGGGCTTACGAGTTCCCGCAACTGACTAAGTGGCACCATCATCAGTTTGCGCACTGGCCCTTCGAAATTCGCCCCTGACGATTTCCGGTATAGAACGGAATCAACGGTTTCCTTCGGCAGCCCTAGCAGTTCCCCCGCCTCCCGTGCTTTAAGTTGGTGGAGTGTCATCCAGGCTCGAAGCAGATCGGGAAGGGGGGCGGTGTGGTCGAGTTTCATAGCGGCCACGTGAGGTAATGGATCGACACTTCCACGTGGGCAATGGCTTCGCTTGCCAGCCCTGTTGGGAGCTCGCTAGGTTCGACAGTTCCTTGGCGCAGATCATGCCGCCGGTTTTTCCCGACCTCGCAAAATGCGAACTCCCCATCCCATGGGTGGTATTTGACATAACGGGTTAGAACGGCTTGAGGGGAGTAGTTCTTCGACTGATATGTGATCTTCATGGGGGCGCCTTCTATTGTGAGTGATTACGACTTCACGAGACGCGCTCGTTCCAGCGTATGTTGTAAATGTGGGTGGTTGGTATTGTGGTAGCGGCACACATGTTCCGCAGCGGCGAGTGGGAATTTCGCCATGATACGCCGGTCACAATCCTGCATTATGTAGCCGTGATGATCGCCTGTCGATTTGTTGGCGATGTGGATGAAGTAAAGCGTTTCGTTGGTCATTTCTAGGGCTCCGTTTAGAGTTATCGCCAGAGCTTTAATGGCTCTGGCTAGGTAGGGGTTAGACTTGCAGATCGATCAAGCAAATGACCTCAATCATCTTCGCGCGGTGCGCCTTCAGACCATCGAGGTACGCGACATTGCGGAGGTGTTCAGAATAGGCCATTTCCTTCGCAATGAACTTTTCCGCGTCCTGAATGCCTTCCACGATCCGGCCACGGCCATTATGCACTTTGCGGCTCATCTCTGCGATTTCGGTAGCTGTAAGCATTGTCTCTCTCCATCCATCTGATGAACCTAATATAGTGTGTTAAACTACGTTTGTCAATACCAGTTTCTAAATTCTTCCGCCGTTCCTGCTGCCCCACATAAGAGCAGCAGGCCGAGGGGAATAAACTTCAACGAAGGTACGCAGGTCCATACATCCCCATATGCTTCAGCCCATTCCTGTCGTCGAAGATATTGCCGCGAGCATGCTTAGCAGGGGTTTTCCATCCGGCGGGCTTCAGCACGTTCCCATTGGTCATATCAATGAAGCAATGAGCGCTTCCAGAGTGGCCAAGGCGTTCACCACTCTCCTTGGAAACCTCAATGCGAACAACCCTGATGTAACGCTTCCCACGTTCGCTAATGAGCTTCTGAACATAGGGGAGTTTGCCGCTATCATTATCGCTTACGATGGCCTGAGCACCAGAGATGAAGCTGTTGAAAGCGGTCTCGAAGTTTTCCATGTTGTTTTTCCTGATGTTTGGCTGTTCCGATAAAGACAACATAGTGCATCAAACTATCAATGTCAACCCATAATCTTCAAAAGGACCGAAAAATATGAAGGAGCATCAAAGCCATGGCCGGGCGTAAAGACGCCAATGGCCTGACGCCAAAGCAGCTTGACTTCTGTATAGCCTACGTCGAGACAGGGAACGCAAGCGAAGCATACCGCCGTTCCTACAACGCCAAGGCTATGAAGACCGCCACCATCGGCCGCAAGGCGCAGGAGTTGATGGCAAACGGCGCAGTCACGGCATACATAGCCGTCCTGAAGGCCGAGACTGGATCATCGAGCGCCTGATGAAATCGGCGCAGATGGGCCTTGGCGAGGTGAAGGCGAAGTTTTCGAAAAAGGACAAGGCAACCGGCGACGTTATCGAGCTTGAGGCGGTTGTCCTCGACCAGTCAGCCGCCAACCAGGCGCTTCAGATGCTGGGCAAAATCGATATGATCGGGCTATTCATGGAGAGGTCGAAGGTCGAGCTTTCCAAGACATTCGAAGAGCAGACGGACGATGAACTCGACGCCTTTATTGCCGCGAACTCGAATAAGTGAATCCCTGCTGGGATAAGGCGGTGGAGCACAAACGGGTAGCTCCCGGCTCCATCGCTGATCCGGCAGACCAACCAGCAGGAGAACGAAATGGCTGAACTGACGCAGGCGCGGCTTAAGGAGCTGCTGCACTATTTTGCTGCCGCAAAGGAGCATCGTGGGGAGTTTGCTAGGGCTGGATGACTTTGGACCTTAAATTTTCCACAGATCGAGAGCGAAAAATTGTTGTCGCAACCGCTATCAAGGTCAGGAACCTGAGGCAGGAGCGGAAACGTCACTCGGAGTCTGGCGGTCTTATTCATTATATTAGGTACTTCTGGCACGTCCTCGAACCGAACACGCCCTTCATTGATGGCTGGGCGCTTTTCGCGATGTGCAAGCACCTTGAAGCGGTGGCGCGCGGCGAGATTGACAGGCTGCTGATCAACGTTCCGCCGGGTTCGATGAAGTCGCTGCTGTGCAACGTCTTCTTTCCGACGTGGCAATGGGCGGCGTTCAAGCGCGGTGATCTGCGCTTTCTGGCGTTCAGCTACTCAAGTGACTTAACGGAGCGCGATAATGAGAAGCTAATACATCTAATGAGCACCAATGAATTCATTGAGATGTATGGTAGTGATGTGTGGTTGTCGTCAAAAGGCGTCAAGAAGCCATCAAATAATAAGCGTGGCTGGAAGCTTGCATCATCATCAGGTGGCGTCGGCACTGGCGAGCGCGCTAACGGAATTTTGTATGATGACCCACACAACGTAAAGGATGGCGAAAGTAAAGTAGTAACTGAGAGCACAGTAAAGTTCTTCAGAGAGTCAATGTCTGACCGTCTGAATGATTTAACAAAGTCTTTCATCATTGTCATAATGCAGCGCGTTTCCGAGGGCGATGTTTCAGGCTGTATTATTAAAAACGACTTCAATTATGTGCACCTGTGCATTCCAGCGGAATACGACCCATCCCGGCATTGTACGACATATGTGAACGGGAAGCAGTTCTGGACTGACCCGAGAACGAAAGAGGGCGAACTTTACTGGCCGGAACGTTTCCCGAGAGAGGAAATGGAGCGGCTGAAGAAGATCAAGGGTCAGTACGCCTGGGCTGGGCAGTACCAGCAGAATCCGGAGATACGCGGCGGCGGCATATTCCGCCGGGAATATTGGAAAAGCTGGGGTACGCAGTCAGACATTGAGACTGGGAAATACGACAAGGACGACTTTGATTTCATCGCGCCGGGCAACAAATGGCCGAAGTTCGATTATATTCTTGCGAGCCTCGATCCAGCGTTTACGGCCAAACAGAGCAATGACCCTTCGGCGCTGACCATCTGGGGGTGCTTTTCCCATGAGGGAGAGAGCTGCGCAATGCTCATCCATGCATGGCGCAAGTGGTTGCCGCTGCATGGCCCTACGGTCGAACGCGGTCAATACGAGACGGACGAAGATTACCGCCTTCGAGCGCAACAGCAATGGGGCCTGGTCGAAACTGTCGGCGAAGATTGCCGACGCTTCAAGGTTGCCAAGTTGCTGATCGAGAACAAGGCCAGCGGGCACGATGTCAGCGTCGAGATGCACCGTTTATTCACTGGCTACACGAATTTTGAGTTTGTAGACCCTCACGGGCTTGATAAACTAGCGCGAGCGATCCGAGTTCAGCCAGAATTTTCGAATGGTCAGATTTGGGCACGCACACATAAGAAATATGCTGCAATGGTTGTCGATGAGATGGCTATTTTCGACAAAGGCAAATACGACGATCTTGTAGACAGCACATCGGCCGCAGTGTGGTATTTACGCAACGCTGGTTTCCTCAAGCGCAAAGCTGAGAAGCAGCGCGCATTGATCAACGCGGCGAAGGTCTACAAGCAGGAATCGCCGTTGTACGAATGTTGAGGTTTGAAGTGGCTGAGACGAAGCAGAAAGCGGTCAAGGCGGTGGTGCAGCGGTTCGCGCCTATGACGGCTGAACAGGTGAGCGCGGGGCTTGCTGGAATGTCGTTTGGCGTGACAAAAGACACGGAAATTGGACGCCGAACCCTTCGTGTGTCTAAAATGCCAGCAGGAGCCTCCAAACTGGCGGAAGCCAAAGACAGGCTATCACAGCGCGAGGATGAACTTCAGGCGTCTACGGCAAACGTCAAGCCTCGGAAATCGCCAGGGCGGCCGAAAAAGACACCGGAAACGGCTGATTTGCCATCCATAGAGGCTGAACCTCTACTAACGCAGGTGCTCTACCATGAGGTTCAGGAGGATCAAAAAGCGGTGCGAAGTGTGGCAAAACACGGGGTTTTGCCTGCAAAATTGGTGGAATCCACCAAATCTGTATCGATAAAACAGGTTCGCGAGGCTGTTGAGGCGATCCCGTCGAAACTCTCCACCAACCCAAGCGACGTTGAGTTCAAGACGCGTATGAAGAAAATGGGCGTCACGCTTCACCAGTTCGCTGACCTTACCGGCATGCCACGGCGAACCATTGAGAATTGGTCGAGGGCGAATAACGCGCCCCCGATAGCTCACAAGGTGCTCGGTATGTGGGAGCTGGCGCCGGATGCTGTGAAGCTCCTGCTTGAGGCGCTGCTTTGATCGTCACCTCCAAAAGTCCCAATGCGCCGCCATCCGCTTTCTTTGTTTCAAGTGCGCAGGGCGCGCCATAGCGTGGTGCGGTCTACACCTAAATCCTTAGCCACATCGGCCATGGTCCATTCTCCTGCGAGCAAAAGATGCGCTTTCGCCAACGCTTCAGCACTTATGGCGCGCGGCCGGCCACCAACCTTACCGGCCCGGCGAGCTGCTGCTAGCCCTGCCATGATGCGTTCGTGTGTTAGGTCGCGCTCGAACTCTGCGAACGCAGCGAACATGGAGAGTTGTAGGCGTCCCGTTGCAGATGATGTGTCGATGGGAGCTCCGGTTAGCACGCGGACGCCGATGTCCTTTGCAGCCAGATCATTGACGGTGTTCACAAGCTGGATAAGAGAGCGCCCAAGGCGATCCAACTTCCAGACTATGAGCACATCGCCGGGACGCAGTACGTCGAGCACTTGCGCGAACACAGGCCGTTCTTTGCGTGTGCTGGCATGCTCTTCGTAAATCCGCTCGCAGCCCGCATCTCGCAGGGCGTCGAGTTGTAAACGGGTATCCTGGTCAATGGTGGATACCCGCGCATAGCCGATCAGCATTAGAGCCATACCTCATCGCTTTTTGCGGCCCACGCCTCGAACTCTGCGGCTCGGTTGTCTTTGTCGATTGCGCGTTGCAGGCTTTCGTCTCGGGCCTTGTCTTGAGCCGCAATGTTTAGCGTATCGATGGCCCGCATAAGTTGCTTAGCTACGGTCCAGATGGATGCCTCTGGGCGTTCTCCGGTTACAAAGCCGTCGTCTCCCACATACTGACCCTGATAGACGTCGCGACCATCGATGATCAGCCGGTCATTACCGATAGGGGAGTAGGTGACGCGTCCGCAGTCCGACGCAGCGCTGCTGACCATGTTGGGGAGGCCATAGACATTCTGTACATTCTGCATTTCCGCTCTCCGCTGTGTTTTGCAATCCAGTAATTGCAACATAACAATCGCAACATGGTTTTGCAACATAAAAATGCGCGGTTGAGCGAAAAAAATGGTGCTCAAACCAAGTGTTTCAAAACACCTGTTTTTGCACAAGCATTGAAGTGCTTATTTTTTCAGAAAACAGTCAGAATTCAGACGAAACCTCTTGACTTCCCCCCAAGCGTGTGAAGCGAGAAACCATGCCGCAAACAACCGCTGGAGGATCGCCCGTGGCCGACAACGAGACCTGCGGCACCTGCCGCCACGTCGACCGCCCGCAAACTTTCCCTCGCCCACAGAATGGTGAGTGCACCGCGCATCCACCGTCAGCACAGATCGTCATGGCGCAGGGAGCGCTCGGTCATATGCAGCCGCAAGTGGTCGCGGCATTCCCTCCACGTCCGGCAACAGCAAGGGCGTGCGGAGAGTGGGAAGCAGAGCAAATTCTGCCGTTGCCTCTTTTGGCCGGCGCGAACACAGAACCACATGAACCGGAGGATGCGGCCTGATGGCCTACAAGAACACTGCCCAGGTTTTGCCGTTCCCGCAACAAGACGAGAGCGGACTACGCTTTGTCGAGGCCACAGGGACGTGGGAGCAAGAAGAGCCGGATGGCAGTGTGCTTGTCTACCATCGTGACCCGCGCCCAAACCGCGATGAGTCTGGCGATGATGACCATGACGCTAACCTGGCCGAGCAGCTTGAAGACGATGTACTCAGCGCCATTGCTTCCGATCTGATCGAGGGCATCGAAGAAGACAACCGCAGCCGGGCAGAGTGGCTGAGCAATCGTTCCAAAGCGGTGACGCTGTTGGGGCTGATGACGGAAAATCCCCGCACGGATGCGTCGAGCGGTGCGGCGGTAGAGGGCATGAGCACGGTGCGGCATCCGCTGTTGCTGGAAGCATCGGTTCGTTTCCAGGCCAACGCCTTGGGCGAACTTCTTCCGGCAGATGGCCCGGTGAAAGTCAAAGACGATGGCGCTAGCGATGCAGACCGTGACGCCGCTGCGGTTGCGCTGGAGAAAGCTTCCAACACGTTCCTGACTGATACGGCGACTGAATATTATCCCGATACAGATCGCATGTTGTTCCAGACGGGTTGCTTTGGGGCAGGCGTAAAGAAGGGCTATCACTGCCCGGTACGGCGGCGCCCGGTGATCGAGGCGGTGGACGCCAAGGACATCATCGTCAACAACTCGGCGACCGATTTCGACAACGCCCAGCGCATCACGCACATTATAGATATGCCGCCATCCACGATGAAGTTGATGCAGCTCGCGGGGGCATACCTGGACATTGACTTGTCCACGCCACAGGACGAGCCAACCGAGCTTGACCGCAAGCTAATGACGACGCAAGGCATCCAGCGCAATGGCAGCAGGCCGCAGGATACCAATCACACTGTCTATGAGTGCCATTGCACATATGATATTTCCGGATTCGAGCATGAGGAAGACGGCGTAGAAACAGGTTTGCCTCTGCCTTACAAGATTGTCATCGAGAGGACCAGCCGCAGGATTTTAGAAATCCGCCGTGATTGGCGTGAAGGCGAAGACGCGACGCAGAAACGCCGCACCTTTGTGATGTACTCATTCGTTCCGATGTTCGGACTCTGGCCCTATGGTCTATATCATTTGCTTGGCAACACGACACAGGCCATCACGGCGGCGTGGCGGTTGATCCTCGACAACGGGATGTTCAACAATTTCGCGACGTTTCTCTATGCCAAGGGCGCGACAAACAACGAGACGCCCAACTTCCGCGCCGGTCCTGGCCAAGGCATCCCGATTGACTGCCCGCAAGGGAAGCTGAGCGATAGCGTGATGCCGGTCCCATACAAACAGACGGACCCGTCGTTCATGGCGTTCGTCGACAATCTGGCGCAGACTGGACAGCGGTTAGGCGGAACGGCGGAAGCGCAGGTCGGCGAAGGAAATCAGCAAGCGCCGGTCGGAACCACACTGGCGATGATCGACCAAGCCCAGAAAATCATGGCGGGGGTGCACAAGCGTTGTCACCGTGCCCAACGCCTGGAGCTAAGCATGCTCCGCGATCTCCTTCGCGAAGATCCAGAGGCGTTGTGGCGGCACCGGCCCGATAAGAAGGCGCCAGACAATGCGCAACAGATCATTGACGCGCTGAACAACTATGATTTCACGCCAGTTAGTGACCCGAACACCCCAACGCATATGCATCGCCTCATGAAAACGATGGGGCTGGTGCAGCGGGCGGACACGCATCCAGATCGCTACGATGCAGCAACTGTTGAGCTTCAAGCTCTGCGCGCCATGGGCTGGGACAACCCAGAGCAATTCATGGCCAAGCCTCCAGCACCTGGTTCACAGCCAGCGCCTCCGCCTGACCCCAATGCAATCCGGGCGGCGGTGGCACTGCAAACATCCAAGCTTCGGTCTGATGCAACTCTACAGGCGGCGTTGCTAAAAGCGAAACAGGCTGATGCGGATCGCCAAGTGAAAATGATGGACATCGAACGGCGTTCATCCGACGCGGCACAAAAACTTGCGGCAAGTAGGCAGAACAAAGTCCTCGACATTACTCACAGTCTAGCCGTTCACCCGCAAAGCCTTGGGGTAATAACCCAAGGAAATCCCAACAACTCTAACCAGCCCTGAAGCGAAAGTCAACGAGATGAAGCAATATCGCGAGGCTGCTAACGCCTCCAAGTCTGCCAGCCTGAAGCGAGTTGCTGGCGGCGCAGTGCATTCCGACACAGCGGCAGACCGCAAATTGGTCGAAAAAATGGTTAAACCTGAAGCCAGAACCGGACACGCGGCCGGTGGTAAGGCGAAGCACAAGGCTAGCAAGCCTAAAACTTCTGTGAACATTGTTGTGGCTCCGCGTGGAGAAGATCGGCCGGTCCCCGTTCCTATTCCAGTTCGCGGTGTCGCTTCAAGGGCGGCGCCGGGGCCGGTATTGCCTTCTCGTGCTCCGGCGCCTACTCCGGCTCCTGCTGCTGGCCCTGGTCCGGGTGGCCCTGGCGGCGCGCCTCTGAGAGTGATGAATGTTCCGCCTCCGCAAGGGCCGTTGGGGCCGATTG